ATGTGCGCCTCACGTAAGGCTGTGCCGCGCTTCTTCGTCAGCGGCGCCACCGAGATCCGGTCGGTCACCGGGTAGGCGTCGGGGACCTTGGAGTCGATCGAGAGCTTCATCAGCCGCTCGGACGGCACGCCGAATCCCGACACTGTCATGTCGGGACGCGCGGTCGGTGCGGCCGACTTCCTTTTGGCAGCAGGCATATCCAAGTCCTTTCAGAGACATGGAGGCACCCCGCCACGCTCCTACCTCGGGGAAGTAGGCAGCAGCGTGGCGGGGTGTGGGGGGTTTACGTGATCGAGCAGACGCAGGGCGGCGACGTGAACGCACCATAGGTTGCGGTGACGTTGATGCCCGTACCCGTCGCCACGGCCGTCATCAGACCGGTCGCCGACACCGTCACCTTCGTGACATCCGACGACAGGTAGGTGGCTGTCGCGGTGCGATCCACACCATTAGAATCGGTCACCGTCAACTGCTGGGTGTGATTCGCGCCGACAGCGACCGTCAGCGCCTTCGTGGTCGGAGCGATTGTCGTCGCGGTGCTCGCCTGATACAGGCTGCCATCCGATGTCGCGGCGACCAGATCCTTCAGGCCGTCACCGCACATGCCGAAGATCACCGGTAAGCCCACGGCCGGGTCGGTGAGGAACCCGAGCGACACAGGGTGATTCAACGTGTCGGAGTCCAGGACGTTGATGTCCTGACGGTCGGAGACGAGTGCTTTGTTCGCGATCCAGTAGAAGAACACGTCTTTGGCGTTGTAGGTGGTCTGCGCCAAAAGGACTGTGCGCCACTGAGACATCGCCGGAAGCTCCGGCAACCCGATCGTGAAACCACCCTTGCTCGACACCGTCGAGATCGCCGAAGGGGTGAATCCCCACGCCAACTGAAGGTTCAGCAGGTTCAGCTGCTGCGGATCGTAGGTGATGCCCTTCTCGGCCTCGGATGGAATGTAGGCGGTCGGTGAACCACGTCCCGCTGACATGATCTTGTTGATCGTCGGCTTGTTCGACAGCTTGACGCCGGCCTTCTTCTCATAGTTGCCGACATACTGCATCTTGGTGCCCGAACCGATCTTCGTCCGGTCGATACCGCCGTTGACGGTGTCCTCCAGCGACAGCAGCGGAGTCGTTCCGCTGAACGGGCCGTGGTATACGCGGCTGTCCGCCGCCCACAGCTCGAGGTCAGGCTGAGCGAAGTCGAATGCAATGGCCATGATTTGTTGCCTTCCGATTAGAGGCCGAGAGCCTCGTGATAGTTACCGAGTCCTCCGGGCTTCCGGGTGAGAAGCGTGAAGGTCACCGGGACGATCCTTTCGTCCCTCATTTCCGCGCGGGTTAGTTGCGGGCCGAGAATCTCACCGAGACAACCCAATTGGTTATTCGTCCCCGGCACGACGGCCTCAGACTCTTCGAACTTCGAGAGCACCTGGCGGATGAACTCGATGAGCTTCCACGACTCGTCCCGCGACTTGGTCAACGCCACGAATTGCACGTTGGGTTCGTCGCGGTTCTGGTCGTGGTTGATCTTGCCGCCGGTGCGGTAGATCGACAGATAGCCGTTACCGGCGTTGAGCGTGGTTTCTATGATGTCCTCAGTCGGAAACCAGTGCACCGGCGTCACACCGGAAATCATTGGCATGAACAGGGTTTCGAGCAGCACCTCCACATCGGGGAAGCCGCCCTTATACCAGGGCGGGTAGGTGATGGCCATTAGAACGCGTGCAGTTCCTCAAGCACCCGCTGCAGATCATCAGCAGCGACCTCGACGCGTTGCTTGCCGTCGAGGTTGTGCACCGACGCCGGGTGATCGCCCACCCCGAACTCGTGCGCCAAGCTGTAATCCACACCGCGGCCACCGACGAGCAGCACCCCGATGTGCCGGTCAGAGCGTGCCCCGCCGATCTCGGTGGTCGCATGCGCTGAGGCGGCTAGCGCACCGGTGCGTTTGGCCACCGTCGCCTGATACAGCAGCATCGCCATATTGGCGCGCTCCTCAACCGCACGTCGGCAGTCGCTGCTTAATAACCATTGCGCCAGACCAGGGTTGGGTGTGGGAATGTCGACTTCCACGTCAGCCGCCCTTGCGGATCACGAACTCGACATAGCCGAGATCGTCATCAGTGAATGGATGATCCATGTCCCACAACGCATCCCCGACAATCGCGTACGACTTACCTTGAAAGTCGACACGATCGCCGTCCTGAAGATCAGAACCGCGGGGAACGAACAGACTGCCATCCTGCAGGTACAGTCCCGGCCGATCAGGTTGCTCCCGCGCGAACATGCGAGCCGGATTGGTCAGGGCAAAAACAGCGTGCGGGATCGGCGGCAGGTCTTGCCAATCCGGGTTGCCGCCAGAACCAGCGTCACGCTTCGGTGTGATCGTGACACCAACAACACTGAGCATCAGATCAGGGTGCCGTCGTCATTCCAGCCGCCCGGGAAACCTGTCCAGCCGTAGTCGTACCAACCGCCGAAGGTTGGGCGCGCAACCATCGGATTAGCTGCGGTGTCAATACTGAATGCCTTAACCTCATCCGGGTTGCAAATCTGTTGCAGCGCCTCGATTTCCGCGGGCCAGAACAGTGCCCGCCGAGGCTGCCGAGTGTCTACAGCAACCGAAAACGGCCCCATGGCCTGCGCAGACACGGCGCCCTGGCCGGACTGGTTCCACCGCAACACCGCGCCACGCAGAACAGCCTTGACCGCCGCGAGCTGGTCTCCGGTCAGGGTGCCTGTCAGGCAAGGCGCTGACACGGCCGCCATTGCGGTCGCATCATCGATCATGGCCTGCGCCTTGTCTTCGGCGATCGTCGCGAAAGGGGCCAGGTCATCGATCGTGATTAGATCTTGCAACGCCCAACTCCCTTCGCGACGAATCAATAAGTGGCACAGCGTTTTTAGAAGGCGGCTGTGCCCTTTGTCGCGACACAGAAGGCGTTAGGCGAGCCCATAACAAAACCGTAATAGGCTTCTACCAGCAGGAGAGTGAGGTTCTCCTGGAAGGCGCTATGCCAGGTGGTGCCGTCGAAGTAGTTCGCTTCGGTGGACACCTTGAAGGTGATGTCCATACCGACGCCGTAGGCGGCTTGTGACCAGTCGCCTGCGACGGCGCGGATGGTGGAGTCGATGCCGCCCTGACCTGAGGGCACGACGCCGACCTTCGGGTTGGTGCCACCAGTCAACGCGGTGGCTGCGATGGTGATCGGCGCAGATTCCGGTGCGACATTCGATGTGATCGCCGGGAATGTGACCGTGTATGGGCCGCCAGTGGAACCGGAAACGGTGACAGTGGAGAAGATGCCACCCCACGCCTGAATACCGGTCTGCACAGTCGCTGCGGCGGCGTTGAAGTTCACCACGAGAGTTGCCGGGGTCCACGCCCCCGCCGTGTTTACGCTCGCACCTGAGGCGATGGTGAAGTTGCCGCCTGTGGGGGTGCCGGTGACGGTGATGGTTTGCACCGCATCGCCTGCACGCCAGTACCGGCCGGACACACCCTTGTTGAAGTAGGCGGGCCAGCCGAGGAGGTTGTTCTGGGCGATGCTCGCGGTATCGGAGGCCATTTCGGTGCCCAATAGCGGCCGACCCAGGGTGTCGGTCTGCAGCATCGCGTCGACCCGCAGCCGGGGGTCGGCGGCCCAGCCGGACATGTCGTAGTTGTTGTTGACGACCTGCCCGACGGCGTTGACGAGGTCGGTGTAGATGCCGCCGGTGGCCTGCGTCGCGGTACCGAGAGCTATCGTGTTCGGGGTCAACGCCAGGTAGTCGGCGAAGGGTCCCGCGCCGCCGGTGCGGATCGACTTACCGGCGATCGCCGCCTGGTCGAATGCCCGCGCCAAAGCGGTCGGAAGATCCTGCTGCAGCTGCTCGTAGAGGCCGCCGGGGTTAGTCATCACCACCTCGTCGGAGACAGGGACGAGCAGGGCGACCTTTTTGCCGGTCATCAGCTTGACGCCGACGCCGACCTGGGACGCGGGCTTCGCGCCACCTTCAGCGACCCAGTCTGCGACGGGAACATCCATCGGGACTGGGATGGCGGTCTGCGCAGACACCGACAAGGGCACCCGTCGTGCCAGCGACATGACCGCGGACTGTTCGACGGCCTTGTTGAAGATTGGGCCGGTGATTGTTGGGGGGAGCAGTACCGACGCGGTATTGGACAGCGCGGTGGGATTGATAGCCATCTCTGGTTACCTCCTGGGTTAGCGTGCCGGGTTATCCCTTGCGCGCGTTGCGGATAAGTTCGGCGAATTGCTGAGCCGGGTCGCCTGTACCGGTGGAGACAGTTCTCCCCTCCGCCGGTACTTGGCCGGCTTTACGGGGCTCTGGGAGTAGAGCTTTCAGTGATGCTGCGTGCGCTTCGATCTCGTCGAGGTCGGAGCCGCGGAGAACATCGGCCGGGACTCCGGTCCGTTTTGAGACTTCGTCCTTGGCGTTACGGATCTGCTCTGCCGCCTGTAATGCGCTGATGGCGCCTTCGGCTGATTCGGCCCGTTCAATCGCCTTTTGGAGCTCGGTCTTCTGCGACTCTTCGAGGTCGGAGAGTTTCTTCGCAGCTGTAGCGTTGTCCTTGGCGCGCTTCTCTTGCTCGCGGGCTTTGGATTTCCAGAATTCGACCGTTTCGGTCGGCTTCTTCGCTTGCTGCTCCGACTCTTCTTCTCCGGCTACGTCGTGGTTGGCTGCAGTCGTTTCGGCGGCAGCGGTTTCTTCGGCGGCAACAGTTTCGGCGGTTTCAGCAGTTTCGGGCATGGCTCTACTACTCCGTTTCGGATGGTGACCTCGCCGTTTCGGCTCGGGTAAAAATTGGGCTTTTGGGCCCAAATACGTTCGAGAATCTCGAACGTTCAGCCCCGACCGTTGCGGTCAGGAAAGTCTCAGAGGTTCTTCGCGATCCACTCGCGGACGCGGACGCGATCTGCGGCAGTTGATGGCCGATCAGATGGCTTGTACGGGCCTACCGGCAACGGTTGGCCACCCCAAGCGGGAACGCTTGTACAGTGGCAATTCTCGTGACATGCGAACGTCGAAGATGCCTTTGTAAAGACACCCCCCTTTGACGCGACCATGACGCAGAACTTGCACGCTCCAGGTCGTGTCACCCGCATCCATCCGCGGGCTTTCGGGTCTTGCGCCGCCGAGGTGGTCACTGTCAGGTTTGCGGCATTCACCAGCCGCTTCTGCAGGCCGCCTTCGGCGCGGTACTGAGCGGCATCGATGTTGCCCAGTTGCTCATCGAGGAATTGCAAGCTGCCGGGTTGTTCAGCGGTAGCGTCAACGAATTTGAGTCCACCGAGTTTGGGGGCGGCGACCGGCTCGTCGAGGGCGTGCACTGCGGCTTCGGGATTGTTCACTGGCTGGGCCGCCCAACCCGCAAGCGCCTCAGCGCCTAGATTGTCGAGTGGCGGCACGATCGCGGTGAACCGGCCCGCTACGGCCTTAGATTCGCGCAGATTGTCATACCAGTCCGCCGCGACCGACGCCGACGCCAGTCCCCACTTATCCACCAGTGGCGGAATGACATCCATTAGCGCCGCGCCAATATCTGCGGGTTTCAGCTTCCACACCGGATCCAGTTCCGCCACAGCCGCCGCAGTCACAGCCACAAGACTGTCGCGCAGCGGCGGTGGCGCGCTACTGGCCGGAGCCGCCGCTGTTGGCGAGCTCATTAGCCTGCTGCGCCGTCTTCAACGTCAACTGCGCCGCCTGCATCGCCGCGAGAGCACCCTGCGCACGCCGCTTCTGCGACATAGCCCGCGCGATCTGCTGATCATCCAACCCCAGCAGCTCGAGCCCGATATCGGTTTCGGCCAGCCACGGGACCGCCGTTAACTGCTTGAGCCCGGCGTCGGCCTGCTGCGCCCTGGATAAGTAGATTGGTGAACGCCACTTCGGGCCGATACTCGCCCACTCTGGCGGAACCTCTTTCAACCCGTTCTGCATCGCCAACGCCCGCTGCATCGCCCGCCGCAACGGCCGCGAATAATCATCAGTCGCCGCCTCAGCCCGTGCAATCAGATCCTCACGAGACGCCACATACGAATCAGATGATGTCGGATTCGACATGTCCGAAACACCCAACGAAGTCAACGGAATCGACGTCTCACCCGAAAACAGCTGGGCCTGCTGCTTGAGCTGGTCGATATGCGGCTGCGGAGACGACGCCTGAAATTGCTTCACATCAGCGCGGGACAACGCATCCGTCGGCGCGTCCTCACTGTCGGGGATCGCCTTAATACGGCCCAACATGACCTGCCACACAGCCTTCTGGGTACCGTCAGCATTCTTGAAGATCGACTCATCAGCACCCATTAGCCACATCTCAGGGAAACTGTAGGTGTCAGCGTGACCCTCCATGCGGATCACCGTCCGCAACGCCTGATCATGCAGCGACATCACCGCCCGCGAGATGCGCGACGACCCGAACGGCCGGTCAGTCCGGTACTTGTACACCATCGGCTCAGCCGGCACACCCCACGGATGCTCAGTCCGCTCAACCTGCCAACCCAAGTCCGGGTCGCGCTCACCGGTGATGATCACACCAGGCAGATATAGCGCCAGCCCGGTCACCTGTCCTGAAGCGTCGCGGCCGGTGATCGACAGCAGATTACTCATCCGACGCCCGCGCGCATCCCATGTACCGGATGCGTTCTTCGCCGACTTGACGTGAATGGACCCGATCGGCTCACCCAAATCCGGGTCACCAACCGTGTTGATCAGAAACGAAATCCCATGCAGGAAAGACTGAGTCAACGCCGAGTTGACTTCGGTGCCGAAATAGTTTCCGTCATAAACGTCGCTGATGCCAAGCGAGCCGAGGTCACCGTCCGGCCACACAAAACTGTCTAGATTGCAGCGGTCCGCCAGGGTGTCAACAGCTTTCGCTGACCACCCCAGCACGATAGCCAACTTGTAATACTGCGGCGGAATGATCGACCCCACCTGCGTAATTGCCAAACGCCCGTCATAGTAGCAGTCCCGCAGACGATTACGTGTCTGCTTGAACTCCAACTTCAACATCAACAGATTGAGAAGCCTCTGCTCATCATCGGAAATATCGGGGAGGTAAACTATGCTGGACAAGCCGTTCCCCTCCCTTTACATGACAGTGGCAGTGCGAGCGCCCTTACTGGTTCGTTTACCGCCGCCTTGTGAAGAAGTAGCGCCGAGAAGTGCCAGCGTCGCGGCGACAACCGGATGGATCGCCACTGTCGAATCTCGGCGGTCCCAACCCCAGCCACCTGCGTCACTGATGGCGCGCTTACGTGCGCCGAGCAACGCATCTGTCAACGGGGCTTCGCCGTCGTGCGTGATCGACTCTGCTTTGAGCCGCGTCTCGAACAACAGGCAGCCCTTGGCCATATCGCGCGCTGAAGATCGGCGCGCTTTGACCTTGCGGGCCTGTAGCACCGGAATCATCTGCGACGCGGGCGATATGTCATCAATCACCACTTCTATCCGCCGCCCGGCTACCGCGACGATCCAATCAATGGCTGCGGCCACATCTGCGCCTGCCCAGATCTCTTCGATGTGAGCCGATTCCCCTGTGACCCAACAGCCCGCGATCGAAATCGCCAGCCCGTGAGACATGTCTACGCCAAGCGCATCCGGCTTCACATCTGCGCCAGGACCAATATCGATCAAGTCACGCCACACAGTGGGTTTCACCACAGGCTGGTGACGCGATACCTCGTCCCAAATCCCCAGAGCCTCACGAGCCCACGAGTCGTCAGATTTCAGCTTCTTGCGCAGCCGCAGCATCGCTCGCTCAGTCGTCCGATACGGGAACGACGCATTGGCCTTGCGCCACTGCCCACGATCCATCGGATCGCATCCACGATCCGCCGACATCTCGATATACAGCGTGCCCTCAGACTCACCGTCGAGAGCTTCCTGCCGCATCAGCGAAAACATTTCGCCTTCGTCCCGCGGCCGCGGCGGGGTTCCCATCATGAACGTCAGCGGATTGTTGGCCACGTTCTGCGCCGCAGCCATATCCTCCATCGTGGACTCAGGCAGCCGCTGCGCCTCATCCCACACGATCACATCGACGTCGGAAAAGCCCCGGCCGAAGCCATGCTCACGCGCCCCGAACAGAATGCGTGACCTGTTCTTGAACAGGATCTTCTCGTCGCCCTTGCCGCGAGTCACCTGCGCGATATGCGCGGCCACCTTCGGACGACGTGACATCCCCTCAAACGATGCGAACGTCTCCGCGGCCGTCGCCTTATGGTGCGCCGTCCAAATCACCGTCAAGCCTGGATAGATCAGGCACAGCGCGAAGATGATGCATGCGATCAGATACGTCTTGCCGACCTGGCGCGGGATCGAGATGACGATCGTGTCGGCCGCATACAGCCCATCACCGCGCTTGCCGAGAATAAGACGGCCCGCGCCATCCTGCCAGCCGTCGAACCCCCAACCCAGCCGATGGCATGTGTCACGCACCTTCGGCCAGCCCGTCGACTTGATAGCCACAGGCTGAATGACGTGGCGCGCGACCTCAGATAGCCGAGTCGTCCCAAGTGTCGTCATCAGTACCGGCCACCACCGAACCCTCACTATCAGCGGCCGCAACCAAAGTCTCAATCTCCTTTGAAATCAGAGACAGTTGACGGTGTAGAGCCGCTTTAGCCGGCCCCTTCTCATCCGGCAGCGCGGCCACGATGTCACGCCGCTGCGCCTGCAGAATCTGCCGGTAGTCGCCGCTCTCAATCGCCTCCGACAATGACTTGACCGGAGCTGGGCGACGCTCATTGGCAGAAACCACCCGCACGTGGGCTGCGCGCTTCCTAGCCGTCACGGCATCCACCTCCTCAGCGGGAAACAAAAAAACTCAATGGGGGGTGGTCGCCT